GACTCGATGGTCTCGTTGTAGGCGCCCATGCAGTCGGCGTAGACGATGCCGTCGACCGAGGGGTTCGATCCGTCCACGAGCTGGCGGCTGACGTCGACCTTGCCGGTGTAAGTCTTGGGCGAGGTCGTGAGCAGGCTCACGTTCATCGAGCCGTCGCTCGGGATCGTGTTCTCAGAAGCTTGCGCGGCCACCACGGCACCCGGACTGGCCTGGACGCCGATGTTGACCGGGTTGGCCGAGTCGATCCCGACGCGGCGGAAGGTGTCGGCCCAGGGCCTCGCCCCGTGCGCGATGACGGCGAACTCCTCGAAGAGCCAGGTCGGCGGGACCATACCGGTGCCGGTCGTGGTCGTGCCCGCGGCGCGCATCATGACGGCGTGGCGCTCGAGGCGGGCGCGTGCTTCGGGGTCGGCGTCCATCTGGGCGTGCAAGAGGTCTCGGAAGAAACCAAAGCGCTCCCCGCCGCCGGCGTCGGCGCGGCGGTAGATCTCGGCCTCTGAGCGCACGTGCACCATCGACCTGCTGCCGTTGGACTCGGGCGGCGCCTCGGGCGCCTCGGCCATCGCCCGCACGGCGGCGTAGCGGCGGTCCTCGGTCTCGCGCAGCTCGATCAGGCGCTCGCCGAGCGGCGCCATCTCCGAGCGCAGGCCGTCGAGGTTGGCGGCCTCCTTGTCGTCGGGGTCGCGGTTCTCGTCGTCACAGCGGGTCAGGATCTCGTCGTACTGGTCGCTCAGCGTGCGGTACTCGCCGGTCAGACGGTCCATGAGGCGGTTGTTCGTGGGCATGGCTGCCACCTTCCAACAACGTCGGGCGCCCGGGGCGCGGCGCGAGGTACGGGAAACCCCTGCTGGCCGGTTCGCCTCGGTGCCGGTTCCCCCTGCCGGGGGGTTCGGCTCGACGGTTCGGTGACTACGTCTCGCCGAATGCTACAGCGGCACGCCCAGGCGGTCGATGACCTGGTGCTGACGGGCCTGGTCACGCCGGAAGGCCGCGATCGGGTGCACCGAGCGGACCGAGGTCACGACGGCGCCGGCGTAGACCGGCTCATGGGTCAAGACGACGTGGTCGAGGTGGGCCCCGTGGCGCTCGAACGCCCCGTCGGCGCCCTTGCGGGTCCCGCCCGCCAGCGCCTTGAAGCCGACAGAGAGCCCGAAGACTTCACGGGTTCGCACGAGCTCGAGGCTGTCGTTGGCCCGCGTGGTGTTATAGAGCGCCCACTCGCCGTGCAGCCCGTCGGTCATCTCGGCCAGGCTCTGGGTCTTGCCGATGGGCTGGGCGCCCGACAGGCGCGCCGAGTGACTGTCGTAGAGCTTGACCGAGTGGACCTGGCCCCCGGAGATCTGGCGGGCGAACGCACCGAGCATGAAGCGCTCGGTGCCGCCGCCACCGATGTCGACCGTCTGGCCGTAGGGAACGGCCAGACCGATGAGCGTGCGCCCGTCGCCGTCGCTGCGCACCTCGAGGGCGAGGTCGAAGGAGCGCACGAGCACGTCCTCGCCCGGCACCGGGCGTGCCCGGCCCGAGCCCGCACTCCCGGCGTAGGTGCCGGCGGGCCCGCCGACGCTGTCGTGGCTCTTGGCCATCGCCTTGGCCTTGTCCATCGCCGCCATGCGCTGGGACGCGCTGAGCGTCGAGGCCTGGGGGATCCGGGCGAGCGCGTTCTGCAGATGGGCGGTGTCGACGTCGCCCGCCGCGTTGCGCACCGGGAAGTAGCGCAACGACCGGGGCATGGTCTTGCCGTCGGCGTCCTTGTGCCCGCCGGACAGGATCAGCAGGAAGGCTGAGTCGGGGAGATCGTTCACGTAACTGGCGTCCCAGGTGGCCACAGGGCTCACCCCTTTCCGTTGCTGAGGCCCACCGGCGCCCCGCTCGGGTGGACAGACGGGTTGTCAGGCGGCACCAGCGGCGCCATGACGGGCGGCGAGGGCACCGCGGGGGTTGGGGGTGCCGGTTCGTCCTCGACGCCCGCAGGGACGGCCACACCGAGCTCGTCGGCCACGTCTGAGATCGGGTCGAGGTTCTGCTTGGCGCGGATCTCGTCGACCAGCAGCCACTGGGACTGTGGCCCGGGGCCGCCGAGGGCGAACTGGTAGGCCTGGTAGAGCGAAAGGGTGTCGGTGCGCAGGCTCGCCCCGAGGTCCCACTGGAGGTGCTGGCCGCGGGGCAGCAGCTCGAGGCTGCCCGCCTGGGCCAACAGCTCGGTCCACGGCGCGATGGCGTCGTTACGCGCCTGGACCTCCTCCATCTCGGCGTTGCGGTAGGTGCCACCGCCGACGGTGGCGCCGAGCTTGGACGGCGGGATGCCCCACATGAGCGCCACCTCGATCAGGCTGTGGGCGCGCGACTCGATCATCTGGCTGTCGACGGGACGGAACGAGACCGGGGTGAAGTCGGTGAGCTCGTTCAGTACGGCGACGCTGGGCGTGCCGGCGTACTTGGTGATCCACGCCGAGCGCGTCGCGTCGGCCTGGGCCTGGGTCACCTCTGGGCGGTGGACCTTGAGGATGCCAGAGGGCATGCCCGAGTTGTTGAAGTACGACGCGGCGTAGCTCTGGAGGGCGAGCGCGGTGGCGATGGCGTCGCTGCCCGTGTCGATGAGCCCGCGCCCGAGCGGCCAGCCCGGCCGCCCGAGGTGGCTCTTTATGTGCCAGATGTCGCTCGGGTCGTACATCTGGCCGGCGATGTACCACTGGTCGATGGTCGGCGCCATCGGGTTGCCGGTGAAGCGCACGGCGGCGAGCGTGGGGTGGATCGGCCGCAGCGTCAGCGGCCAGCCGAGGCGGTCACGGCTCGTCACGATGCAAATCGAATTCCCGTAAAGGGCGAGCGACTCGGTGCAGCCGGCCCAAAAGGCCATTGGGGTCTCGTTGGGGTCGGGCTGGCGGACGACCGAGGGCTGGGGGTCGAGCGCGTCGGTGTCGCGGTAGGCGGTCACCGGGAGCATCCCCACCGAGCCGCACACGTACGCCGCGCCGCGCCAGAAGGCCGGCACCGACAGCGCCGAGGCCTCGGACGGTTGGGGCAGCGTGGCCGAGGGCGGCCAGGTCTGCTCGGGCCCGGGCGCGAAGGTCGCCCCGGGTGCGGGGCTGGGCGCGAGCGACGACGGGACCACGTTCGGGCCCGAGCGGGTCAGCAGGCGCGCCAGTCCCATCAGTTCTTAGCCCGGCGCGGTTCTGGGGCCAGCTCGGCGGCAATGCCGAGAGCGATCAAACCGAGCCCGCCGGCCAGCACGCCCGCCCAGACCTCGAGGAGGCCGAAACCGACCGAGACGGCGACGACGCCACAGAGCTGGAGCGCATAGCCCCGCCGTAGCTCGCTCACAGGACCTGTGGCTCACCGTGTCCGGCCTTGACCAGCCCCCAGCGCGCCAGGGTGACCGCGACGAGCGGGGAGACGTCGGCACCGACCTTGCGCGCCCAGGCCCAGGCGTCACCGAGCACGCGCTTGCGGGCCGAACCCACCGCGAGGTTGAGCACGGGCTGGTCGAGGTGCACGATCCTCGGCTCGGGGCCCATGACCGCATCGTAGAACTGCGCACACGCTGCGGCGTAGTCTCTCGCGTTCAGCGTCTCGGTCCGTACACCCAAACTGGCGAGGTCGACGAGGAGCGAGCCGGCGGGACTGCCGGGGTCGACGATGACGGGCCAGGGATGCCAACGGGCATCGAGCTCGGCCACGCGCTCTGCCATCCAGTCGGTGCCCGGACGGTGGTCGACCACCTCGACGTGCACCCGGCGGTCCGCTCCCCAGCCGGCCACCGCGATCGAGCCGTGGGAGCGGTCCGGCGTCACGTCGATGGCGAAGCAGGGCAACCCGGCGAGCTGGCTGGTGGGCTCACGGCCGCGCTGCCAGGTCGCCAGGTCGATCACCGCCGCGCCGCTCGAGGTACGACGGTTCAGGTAAGCCCGGGCGAACTCCTCGGGGGGGAGCGCATCGTGGTCGGTCTGGATCACGCTCTCGGTGACGGTGCGGCCGAGCGCAGGCATGCAGCGCCACCAGGTGGCGGGGTCGTCGGGGTCGTCGTCGTCGGCGGCGGACCACTCGAAGAAAGCGACTCCTGAGCGCTCGTCGGCCTCCACCCGGGCCCGACCGTCGTCGATGCGGTCGTGGAGGAAGATCGAGTCCTCGGCCCCCATGGTGGACACGATCCACATCTGGGCGGCGGGCCTCGTCAGCATGGCGGGCCGGAAACCCTGCACCAGCCGCTCGTCCTTCTGCGCGAAGGCCTCGTCGATGACGCCGAGGTCGAGGGTCTGGCCGTGGCCCGAGCTCTCGCCCGACGCCGTGATGCCGATGGTGGACCCGGTGTCGTGGAACGAGATCCGCTCACGCCCCGAGCCGCGCCAGATGCGAAACAGCTTGCGCAACGGGCTGCGTGTCAGCAGCTCGCCCTGCTCCTCCCACTTCGAGCGGCTGTTGTTGCGGTCCTGGGCGGCGTAGAGCACGCGCTGGCCGGGCCCCCAGGCGATGCAGCGGTCGACCTCGGCCACCAAGATGAGGGTCGTCTTGCCTGATTGTCTCGGAACTGAGATCCGCACCTCGCGGTAGGCGGGCAAGCCGGTCGACGGTTCGATCTCGCCGGCCACGTCGGCCACGAGTTGCTGCCATTCCATGAGCGGCTGGCGCAGCAGCTTGCCCAGGCGGGTGAGACGTTGGCCGGTCGTCTGTCGTTCAGGGCTGCGGGGCGTCGCCCAGCGGGGCGGACAGGATGGCGAGGAGCTCGCCGACGTCCGCGTCTCGCTCAGTACCGTCATCGATGCCTCTCAGGGTACGCAGGGCGGCCAACTGCACCCTCGCCAGGCTGGCCGTCTGGGCCGGCAGCTTGGAACCGTCCACCTCGTCGAGGGCTGAGGCCAGATGGCGGGCCAGGGCGACCGCCGCCGCGTCGACTTCCTCGAGCCGTCCGCCCTTGCGCAGCGCGGTGATGGTGCGCTCGGTCGCCCTGCGGTTGCGCCAGGTGCCCCCCGGGTGCTCGTCCGGCGCTTCGCGCTTGGCCACGCCCCCCATAATGCCGCTGCCGTCCGGTGTCGCCAATCTCCCCCTCCGGTGCGCCGGACGGTGCACTGCCGCGGGCCATCGCGCCTGGTTGCTTTGGTTTCGCGCTCATTGTGTATAAAAACTGGCCCGTGGTTGACAGCGGGTCGCCACCGAAAAACTGGGGCCGGGGGTGGGCGTCGTGACGCGCCGACCGGCGCGGCATCGAGGTGCCATCACCACCTCGCGAGTCGCCTCGAATTCTTGTCCACCCTGCTGCCAATGGGGGGGTAGGTGCTCAGGGGGTGTCCCAGCACCTGGGGGTGGGGTGTTTGATGGGCGTCGTGGCCAAGGCCCACCATGACCGCACCTACCGCAACCAGCGCCGGGCCGTGCTCGAGGCGGCGGGTTACCGATGCCAGATGCGCGGTCCACGCTGCACCGGCGTGGCCACGACGGTCGACCACGTCGTCGCCTTGATCAACGGCGGCACCCATGACGCCGCCAACCTGCGTGCCGCGTGCTGGACCTGCAACTGCCGCGGTGGTGCGCTGATCGTCAACACGCAACGCCGGGCGATCAATGCGCTCGGTCGTCGCTCACGTCGCTGGTGAACCGCCCTCGTCCTCGACGTGCTGTTGCCAGTCCTCGATCGCCATGGCCTCGGTGTCGCCCTCGAAGCAGGCGCCACAACTGCAGTCGACGATGACGGT